CATCGATTCGAGGCTGTAATGTTGCCTCAAACTTGCGACGTTGAATCTCGCGCTTCAATCCTTCAAGCGGCGATCTTGTCGAGAATCTCAGCAACCACCGCCCGTCAGCGGGGATCAGCCCTTTTTTGGCTTTAACGCTTGAAGCGCATGAAACAGCAACTGGATAACAGAATTATCCTTAAGCTTGCTCATGCCGATCAGCTCACTAGCTGCAGCGACGACGATCCAGAAGGCTGGGTGCGCCAAAACTTCTTCGATGCCCATTGGTCACTCCATTAATCTGCGTTGATTCTAGCTCTAGCACTTTCCAGCACAATTATTCGGTTGCCGTGATCATTCAACCGTTCGTAGATTTCACGACGGTCAGCAGTGGCCTGAACCTTTTCGGCCTTCATGTCTTGATGTAAATCTTCAAGCTTGGTTGCAATAGACTCGACCCCGGCAGTGAGGCGAATAACCGCTTCACGACTTTCACTGGTGCGCCTGGTAAATCCAGAGATATTCATCCCTGCGATACCAAGAGTCGCGCCCAGAATGGCTGCGTAGATTTCAATCACGACTTACGCGCTCCTGCCTTGTCATTTTAGCGGATCTGGCTTGCCAGCCAATATCGTCACAGCACGTTTGTAAAACATGCAATCAGTTTTACCAGCAATTTTTAAGGCTTCTTTTACTTTTCTCCAATTCTCGTAAGTGCGGGAATCCATTACTTGATCGACAGGCGTCTACTCAATCTTACTGGAAGAAAATAGCGGCGTTACATCATCAACAATCACACCACCAACATTCTCCATAAATGACTCAACCGGCATTAGATCAATATCCCCCCGCGTAGGCACCGGCCACGCCCAACCTTCTACATACTGCTGCGGCACTGCCCATTTTTCAATATGTTGTGCTTCAGGAGCGAGATCACCTGATGCTGCATTGAATCCAATCAAGCTGCCATCAGCAGATAGCCGTTCAGGGGCATGAACCGATGCAAACGCACGAACATTGGCCACAGCCTGCGACTCTGCTGCTAGTGCCTCTTGCTCGGTATTGAAAAGAACGTAAGCCATCAAGCTGTAGGAGTCGAGCTTTTATACGGGTGGTCAGCAGGAAGACTTGCTGTGTGTCCCCATTTATGAGCCAAATAGCCCTCAAGTTTTTGACGATCTGAATCGCCCATCATGTTGCCTGTAATTATCATCTCACCCATTAGACCGTCGTATTGTTGATTATGAACTCCACCTCGGTCGTTGAACCCCCCGATCATGTAATTCTGACCGCTGCCAATGTCTCCCGTGAAGGTTTGGTCAATATCCTCTGTCCCATCAAGATAATGATGGACCTCTCTATTTACTGCTCCTTGACCGTGTTTTAAGATTTGAGTGTATGTTGTATAGGTTGCGATACCGCTAGTTCCGCTTAGCGTGGATAAGTTGGCAACACCAGCTCTTACGCGGCCCTGATTAATCCCAAAGTATGATCTTTCGTCGATTGATTCCCTAGCACCCATTGCGACCTCTAATTGAGTTAAATTGCTGTATCGAACAACCATGGCAATGGTTCTATTTAGCGCAGGTGGATAGCCTGTAGTCATAAATTTACCACCGGAAAAATTTACAACATTCTTTGAGTTGATAGCTGTAGATCCGTAGCTTGGTTCTCTTGCTCCGGTTCCTTGAACTGCATCATTACCATTGCCGCTCTTGTCATCCCATTGACTTACGCTGCCGCTGCTTTCTGTGATTGTTGACGCATCGTCGGCATCTAGCCATAACTGCAAACCACTGAGTAGAGCAGGCGTCCAAGTTTCGACTAGACCGCTAGTCAGGCTTTGGCGCAGCCCAATGTTGAGGCTGGTGATAATGCTGTTCCGCAGGTTTTTTGCCATTATGCAGAGCCTAGTTTGGACGCAACTGTAGGAGTTCCTCCGCTGATACTTACCAGTCGAACCCTGGCAAATTTAATTGGACAACCATTTAAAGCGTATCCAGTTGTGTTGTCAACGGTTGAAACTATATCTTGCTCGTCATCATCCAAATTGAAGAAGTTAACATTGTCGAGACTCCCCTCTAGCCTGAAAACTACACTTGTTCCCACATTTGCAGTGGTAACCTGAAACAGTAGGTTTGTACCTGCGGTTTCAACAGAGTCACTTACCCCTGTAGATGTTAGATCGCCGAATTGGTGAACTTCAAAACCGCTTGTCAAGCCAATCATTTCACTGCAAAAGATCTGCTATATGAATTCTAGCGCAGGATGGTCGACTGTGGCAAAAGGTAAATAACTACAACCTCCTGACCTTACGCGCCAACAGCCGTTTACGCTTCCTCCCGAGCCGCCGCTCTTCACGACGGATAGCACGGCGCATCCGCCTAATGCGCCGACTTATTTTTTTTTTGGAGAAAATTAACTGGCAATGCTACTCATCAGGCGTGAGTGACGCTTGATACGCATCAATTACTTCCTGTGTCCACAATGTGACCGCAATCGCTTGCAGTTCAGCGCAATCTTCACGCACATCATCACCAGGCACTCGTACATGACGATGGTAGGTGCGACCAACTTCTACACCATCTTTTTCAACGATGTCAGCACGACGGCATTGGATGATGTTGTAAGGCGGGATGATTTCCATCCTGTATTCTTGACGTTCAGTAAAGGCCATTAGGATTGTCCTCCAGACAAAACAGGTTTAGGTCGTAGTTTTGAGCCGTTACGGGCTGCTGCTGATCAAACTGTCATATAGGTGAGAGCAAATTGGAACCAGTTACGGTTCGTAACGGAATGCGTCTGTAGTTGACTCGTCTGCAAATAAGTAACCCCACCAGAATTAGTTCCTTCGTCAACTTTTACAAAGTAAACTTGATTAGATGCTGAAGAAGCCGCAAAAGCCGCAAAGGTGCCACTATATGTTGATTCACTGTTGTATTCCAGCAGAAGGGGTGTCCCCATAGTGCGACCGACTCCACTGCGATAATTAAAAGGAAGTCCCGTAATTACTAATCTTCCAGAGGTTCCAGTTGGGTCGTATGCATCAGTGCGTATAAAACATGCAACAGTAACAATTCTGCCAATCTTTGTGTATGTAGCTGCAATAACTTCTACATTCAAAGCCGTAAACGAACCACTTTGCGCACTGATTCCTGGCGTCCAATTACCTTCCTCGTATTCATCAATCGTGTTAGCAGAAGCAGTGCCGCCGATTGATACGGGGCCAGAGAACAGAGCTTCGCCATCAGCATTCAGCTGAGTATTTCCCCCTCCGATCTCTACGTCGCCATTGCTGTCAACGAGCAGAACATTCTTCAGCAGATCCGCAATGCTGACTTTTTTGGTCAGATCACTGCCAACATCAACAATCGGCAACACGTCAGTGCTGACCGGATCTGTGTAAGCAGCCAGATCAGTAATTTTGATGTCAGCCATTCGGTTGCTACGGTGGGTTCTACTGTAAGCCTAGCTCTAGTCAAGCTTTATCGAAAGGACACGGACATTCGCCGTGCCCTTATTGTAGTCAAGCTTCGGTAACTGTTCCGCCAGCAGCAACAAACTCTTCCAGCAAGTCGTGCAGGTAATTGTGAGCTTCATTTAGTGAATCTGGATAGGTTGCCCATCCAGTGCCATCATCAAACTGTACGCGGATAAGGCCCGTTTGATCAGATTCTGCTGAAACAACTTTCATAGCGATGCCCCTTACTAAGTCTCTATTGTAATCAGGCTTTAGTCGTAATTATCAGGCCGTGGGCAGCGTGCTGGTTGATCTCGTTAGAAGCTACACCACCATTAAGCCGCATTTTGTATAAATAGTAAATATCGTGCATACCTGAACCCAAAGTCCTTGCCCATTGCGAACCAGCGGTATCATTCATGCCTATCGTTTCACCGTAAAAAGCATCATCTGGTGGTGATGAAACTGAGTCAATGCCTGGTGCTACATAGCAAAATGAATAATCAGTTGGCCAATTGCTTCCCTGATAATTTGAATAGATGTCCAGGAAAGCCGTTACCAGTGTTTCGCTAGCTTGCACAAATGAGCAGCGAGGGGTTGTTGGATAAACACTGGCTGGCACTGTACTCCAGGCTGAACTCACAACACCCCAAGAGTTGCCAAAGAAGTAACGGCTACTTACGTCATAGAGGTTATACAGGTTTGCGATATACACCCTTGGGTAATTAGCTGAATTTGCGCCTGTAATTACTCCCCCTAAACTAACAATGCTGTTTCCTGCTGATGTAGTGCGTATCACGCCGATCAGTCGTTTGGTTGCCTCGCCATTTTTAACCAGGATTCCATCTTGATTGCCTCTTGCAGGCGGTGTTCGGTCACCGGACCACGCCGTATACTCCAACGCAAATGTTCCGTTGAGGGAATCAGTTGGATTTGTGTCGTAGAGATAAACGTCGTAATTTGTATTGGCTACATTTGCCGTCGCCAAGCTAAACGAAAGTACGCTGCTAAAGCGTCGGACGCGCCACCGCCCGGTGATGTTGTCGTACAACGCAAGTTCATTTCCGCTGTATGGGTGCAGGTAAACCGTGCTACCGCTTTGATTGCTATCCAGGATTGCGCTGGTGGAGCTAAGACTGATCCGGCAGTTGACTACAGATTTAACTGCATCCCCCAGCGCTTCAATCAACGTGGCGGGGCTGATTGCTAGGTCATTACGCACAAAAGCTTGAGCTTCTGATGCTGTAGCGAGACGAATCACGCCCTCTTGCGTTTGGGTGGAAAGCGGCAATTCAGGTAACGGTCCACCAAATGGCCCCATGCTGATTTTATCTACAGTGGCTAGATAGGGCTTAGAACCGCTCTCTTGCCATGTGGGCCTGCCAACGACTTCAGCACTGGTTAGATTTAACTGGGAATTAACAGCTAAATTGTCAACAGAAAGGTTCTCGTAATAGGTAGGGAAATCAATTGTGTAGTCATCACTTCCTAGCTGATCAACACTTAAAACTGATCCGGTTGCTAGATCTTCTAATCCTCGGTTATTGACAAGGAACCCCTCTTGGTTAAAACCAGATGCGTAAACTCGTCCGCCGTTTTGATGCGTGAAGTAATAAGTAAAGCGGTTAATGTTGCCCAGCTCTTGCTGGTACTGAGGCATGGCCTTGGTGTAGTTTAAATAACCGGCCCATTCCCAAGCGTGGCCAAACAATCTAATAATGCTGGGGCGACGGAACTCTAGTGGCCAATTTGCCCACGAAGTTGCAGCTCCGCTTGGTGGCGCAATGCCATCTAACTGCGTTCCAGGGTTACGGTCGCGGTCGTCAAATGCTCGTGGCAGCAGAATTGTGTGTGCATCGCTGTCGCTAAAACCTATGCTCACAAGAAACGAATGTATCCCCAGGTAATCAGTGGCCGTGCGGTATTGATTAATAATTAGCGGGTCAGTGCTCCATACGGTCGCTAAGTCATAGCCACAAGTTACGGATGTCCCACTTCCATCAGTGTCATTGTCAAAAGCAATTTCTGGCTGTGCATTAGGCAGGAAATCTTCGTTGTTATAAGCCTGTTCCATGTGGACGAATGCTTCTTGCCATTCGCTATCTAGGAATGAGGTATCAGTTGTTTCCTTAACGCACATATAGTGCTTTCCGTTTGCCGTAGCATTGTCGCCAGGACGGTAATACTGTCCAGCAGTCCACGGTGCCGCAGGATTTTGACGACGTAATACAACACTCGCGGTTCTCTTCACGCCAGCGCCACTGGCTGGTTCGCCACCGACTTGCAAAACTGTAAGTATTTTGGTGTTTGGGATTCCTGAGGTTGGCGTTTGCGCTACATAATCCCGAACAGGTAAACGGCACTGATTATTCGTGTTGTTTAAAATTAAACTGAAGCGTCTTGCCTCGCTAGAACGGTTATCTCGCAAACGGCGGATGTAAACTCTCCGGCCTGCAAGTGATGGATAGTATTGGCCTGTTGGTACTCCTGAAGGTGCCAAAATAGCTTGACCAGGCTGAATGCCGTCTTCGTTTTCAACGGTCCCCAAGAAATTTAACTTGTCAGGATCAGTTACGTCCCAAGTGCTAGCAGGCAGCTGTACTCTGTAGTCAGCGCCTGTAGGATTCTCAATCCATAGCCAAGATCCTTGGCGAAACGTGTAATCCCGTTCACGTAAAATATTGGGTTCGCCAGGTGTTACAACACTTTCTTCTAAAGACTCACCCAAGTTGAACCAATTTTGGCTTTGGATTGCAGCATCGGTTTGACCGTCAGCAACATCACCAACATAGATTTTAACTACGTTTCCTCTTTTTTCTGCGAGGTTGCTTGCAACACGTAAACGTCCCGTCGTCCAGTCCTGGTCATTATTAAACGCATATGTTCTATAGTCTTCGGATAAAGCCGCACAGCCACCGAAATTACTATTGCTGTTAGTAATAGTCAATTCACCGCCTGATTGAGTCCAATGGTGAACCCCTTGTCCGATAGCGAATACACTTACCTCTTGAATAACAGCGTTATTAATTGCACGAATATGAAACGATCTGCGGTCGGGGTTCATCCTGATGTTGTCAGGCGATGCGTTGATATACGTCGTGTAGTTAGCAACTGTTCCCCATGCCCCACTGGAATACAGCTGCCAGCAGCCCATGTCCTGCTGGAGGGACACAGATGTGAACTGAGCAATCACCATGCTGCGGAAGCCTTCTGGCTTGTTCCCGTTCGCAAAAACACCGCCCATGCCCCACACTGAGCGGACACTTGTGTTGTAGATATATGGGCTCGCAGAACCTACGGTGTCTGTGGCTGACGTAGGGGTGCTGGGTAACGGTCCAACAATTTGATATTCCGTTTCGCTTGAAACCGTATTGCTTGCAGATAGGTCAGCAGCCGCAAAACTTGCCAGAATTTTTTGATAAAACAAATCAAGTTCGGCTTGGCTGCAAAATTCAAAACAATGCAGCAAATGGTGACTGTGGGTAGCGTTTAACTGGTCCTTGAACGTAAAACCATAGTAGTAACCTGTTCCACTGACTTTAAAAATTGATCTTCGGTTGCTGTAATCTGCTGCTTCGTTAGCAGATGCTGGTACAGCATTGGGGCGCAACAGTGTTTTACGTAGATCCAGGCTGACGACGCTGCACCCTCTGGGCAGTATCACCCCGCCCGATGGATCGTTAAAGCTAATCAGATCTGCATCAGTTGGTTCATAGGAACTGCTCCTTGCCGGGAAGTCGGCAGGGCTAAATGTCTTACCATCGTCGTTCAGGACAATATACTCACCCGGCGCAACAACAATTGAAACCAGGGCACGGTCTTTCTGGCGTTGTGTAGTGAACCAGTCGCGGCTGGTGATAATGGCTGCTTCAATCGCCGCGCGGTTAATGGTTTTAAATGGCCGCGCCTCGGAATATCCGCATTCAAGTTTTTGCAGGCTTATACGCCGCTCGATTTCAACTTCGGTTGCTTGGTACGCTCCACCAACAAAGGTATCTTGTCCGGTATACCCATTTACATAAAGAACATATGGAGCAGACAGTGGGTCTGACGGCAAATCCGCGTTACCAGCTAACTGCCTCAGTTCATCTGCGACTAGATCCACCTGCCCACGAAACTGAGCCTGGGTGGTATCAATATGTCCCAAAGAACCAGCTTGGCCCGCACGGCTGATCTCAGTCACGTTTTTAGAATCAGGATGTTACCAATAGTTTAATGTCTTCTGTCGTCACAAACTGCACAGTGCCTGCCACGATTTCCGCCGGGCGCAGGTTTACGGCGCTAGCAGTGACCAAGATGTTGGCTTCATAGTACAGACCGCCTTGGATCGATCCGTTAATATCGCCACAGCTACCTTCTCTGTCAACCATCCAGAATTGTGCAGTAGCTTCGCATCCTTTCTCCGTCATCATCAGTAATTGGAACAGCGCAAGGCCGCTGTCCTTTTCGTTGGTGTAACACTTACGGTCGATGAGAAACTCAGCAGAACCGCCACCCGTGACCAACGACTTGACTGCATTGCCGAATTTTTCTGATACGGAGGTAGTCTCTACGCTTGGAGCATTTAATTCAAGCGACCATTGAGCAAGGTCACAAAGTTGCTGCCAAGCCGCTTCATACGGGGAAACAGTAACGTCCCCCGCAACAGAGAATAGATTAATCCGGTTAGGCAGACACCCAGCAAGGGCATCGCATCGTTCAAGGTAAAAGCTTACGCGGTCCAAACTGTCGATGTGTATGTAATATTCACCAGAGGCGCAAGGCGGAATGACGTTACCCACAGAAGTGTCACCTTCGCGTGAATAAAACTGCGAAGCGTCACCCACAGTTGTCGAAGCAAAAAAATCGTCACCAGACTGAGTAATAAGCTGATCTCCTGCTTGAGTTACAACAAACCCGTCGCCGTCAGGATACTGTTCTGTTGAAGTTTTATAAAACCTGTCGCTGTTGCTGCTTATTTGGGTTCTGTTTGGTCCTAAAAACCAGTTACTCCCGTAATAACTTGCATATCCGTCAACCCTTGGAGGAAACGGGCCCGTTGCTGTCGGTAAGCAGTCAACAGTTACACGATCTCCATTCCAATAGCCTGATTTAGACGCAGTGTAAAGGTTGTTTCCGACATCCAAAGCCGAGTCTGAAATAATAAACAACTCCGGGGCTGCTCGTTTTAAAAGCAGCTTTCCGCCAACACCAAGTACAGCCATTAGAAATTACCGACGGGTTTCCCATTCACTTGAAAGCTCACAGATACTGCTTGCACTGCACCCACCGAAACGCTTGGGCTGACGCTGGTTACAAAGGCAGAACAGCTAAGCTTCGTACCATCCTGACGGCGAAGCACAAAATCTACGGAGTCACTCGCCTCGTTGTTTTTAAAAACAGAATTGAGCAATGTAGTCGCAGGGTTGTTGCCGGGGTCGTACAAAACAGTCGCTGATCCAGTTGTACCCCTCATGCCTTCGACATATGTCCTGTCGTAGCTGCCAATCGATGTATCCTCTAATGCGTCTTTTGAAACGCTAAGACTCCACTCTCGGCACTTGCCTACAGCACTGCCGTTGAATCTTAATTCGCCATCGCTTCCTGTTAAGACTCCCATTAGCCGTCCAGAGTTGCTACCAACGTTACACGTATTCTAGATCGACCAGGCACCAAAGACTCGACGCTTGGCATTTCAGACCACCTCCAGTTCAAATAACTTGGTATTTGATTCTCTGGTCCGGCCATACCTTCAAACACTGTCGCAGGTAACGTCAAGATTTTTGCCCCACCACGACTGTCGTGCCAGCTTTGAAGAACTGCTGCAGTATTGGTATCATCAAGCAAAAATTCTAGATTCAGCGTTGCATTAAATGCCTTACTCCCATATAGCCGGGTCGTACCTGCACCGCTAATACTGTCAAAACGCTTGGTTGGGTACTCGCCCGGTGTAAAGCTACGCCGTGTTGGCCTTACTGCTGGAAAATTGATCATTCTTACGTCCCCTCAATTACAAAGTTGCTGTCGTCAAATTCGGCCACCATTTGAGAGTAACCGCTGTCAGCAGTTGGGTAGTAAGTTGCTACAACATCTATGTTACCGTCCTCGTCAAATGAAAGAGATTGGGTCTTATAGCTTTGGACACTGCTGATGGAATTTTTTAAACAGAAAACAGCAGAACTTTGAGTGCATTTGCCGCTGGCAATCGTCAGCGATGCCTCCTTGATTGCATTATCCTTTCCGTCCCAAAGCAACACGTCATAGGTGCCGTCTGCAATCTCGGGCCATGACGTTACGGTTCCGTCCTCGGTGATAGCGCCGTTTTGTGGCTGGTTGTAACTGATCGTTTCCATGCCTAGCTTGAAAACCGAACCAATGTCCAATGCTGCCTCTGTAGGCGTGGTTTTAAAAGTAACGCTATGAGTGACAAGTCGTCGCGTCAAGCATTCCCACTTGGCGCGATCAATTGCATGACGCTGACTAGTGCAGTAATCACTTAAATCAATTTTCTCCAATGGAGCATCTTCAGGTGTGCTGCTTTCCCGTACTGTCACTTCCCGCGAAACTGGGAAAAGACCTTTTCCAACGGTTCCGCTTGTCTCGCGCTCTTCACGCCAAATCACGGAAACCTTTGGCGGTATGCGATCTTGATCATCGGAAAACGAAAGCGAGAAAGAATCTTCGAGAATATTGCCACTTGTAAACAACTGCGTAATAGTTTCAGGTGCATCGAAGCTGGCCACAGGTTCCAACGCAAACTTGCCATTACGAATCACTAGGTCGAGCAAATAATTTGCAGCCGTCTGTGCTCCCCATGACCGGATATTGATTTTGTCGCTGACCGCTCCATCAAAGAAATATCGGCGGTTGTAAGTGAACGTGGACGCCGCAGTAAAACTCGCTTGATCAATTTGAGCAGAACTTAAAACTTGTCCGGTTCCGTACCTGTCATTTGTCAGCAGGTCTAGCAGTACTTCAGGAAAGCTTGACGTGGCATTGATCCCACTATTCACATAAACACTAAATTGATTCAGTGTCCTAATCTCTTTGCTGCTGCGAATGTTCATGCCGACAATCGCCATGTTGTCATAATTCGGCGTGCTGGTGTTGGTCGTAATGGAATTGATGTAAACAACTTGATGCTCTGGCTGGCTGGTACTGGCAGTGATTTCGTTATAAATAAATGATTCGGCTAAACGAGCGTAGGCATCCGCGTAGAACTCATCATCATCATCAAAACCTGTCCCAAGATCTTTTTTAATGACGCTTGTGACGTTAATTTGGAATACTGGGCTTATCGCAACCGCTGGGTCTATCAACCCAGACACACTAAGTGGATCACGAATCTGTAGCGTGTTACCCACTTGGAACAAACTGCCGCCGTCTGTGAGAGTGAAGCTTGTGATGCTGCCGCCTGCGGGATCAGGCGATCCCCCAATTAACGGCACTGTCACCACAATCGTGGCTTGTGCGTTTCGACCAGAACCACTCGTGGCATCAAGAGTTACGTTATACGTGCCAGCTTGATAGCCCTTGCCGACAGTCATTCCCGCTGTATCAACACCAGAAATCTCGGTCTCTAGTGGGGACAAACTTTGAATAGCAAATGTGTACTGGCTACGCGCCACCTGTTCGCCTGTATAGGACACGTTGACGCTGCCACTCGTTACAGTCCTGAGATTGCCAAGGTGCGGATCTAATACCTCAAGATCACCTGTTGCGATATTGTTTCGTACTTCCCATCCGCTGATCGGGGTAATGCGAATCTCCCAGCGGCGAACGTCAGCAAACTCGAAACGCAGGTAGTTATACACTGCGACTCCTGTTGTGCTTCGTACCCCAAATAGCTGACTTAGATCGGTATAGGAGTCATTGGATCCTGCAATCCGGTAACTGACACGAAAGAATGAATAACGTGTCTCAAATGTGCTGTATTGACCGCTGATAAAATTAGTTAGGTTTGCATCCTCAATGTCTTTGCCATCATCTTTATCGCAAGCATCAAAATCAATGCGCTCGTAGCCCCTAGCGTCTTTGAAATTACAAAGCCCTGAGATATTCACCTGGAGATTGCTGCGGATCCCGACTTCAACAACACGTCCCTGACGTTCAGTTGAAAAGATTGCTTCTGCCGCCTGCATAATGTGACTGCTCTGTGTGGCGTTATAACCACCAGCTGCCTGCACCGTCCCAGCGGTCCACAAGTTCGCCTGACCAGCACGAATAACTTCAAACATTGCAGTGGTTGTCGTCCCACCACCGACAGGATCATTATCTGCATCAGAAACGAAAACTTCATCTGATCTTTGCTTGCATATTGCTAATGCGCTGCCGATTCGGTAAAGGTCTCCGTAGTTAATCTGTTCGTCATTGGATCTTTGGCGAGAAGCAACAGCTTGACCTACGTCGCCGCAACTAGCCTCGCCTTCATCACCACCTCGCTGAAATACTCGCTGTATGTCGGAGCTTGAGTAAATCGTTACTGTTACATCATCACCAACAGCCAGACTGGTCAGAGTGTCTGAGCCACCAATAGCGCCAACACGCCCTGGGAAAATGTAGTTCTGTTTATCGCGCTCGGCCCTTTGCTGCCAGTCTGCGGCGCAGTTAAGTTCGCCATCGGATCTAGTTTCGGCCTTGCGAGCTGTACGGAAAGCAGGGTTTACCCTAAATGAAAAGTTGTTTCCGATGAATCCATAAAGTCCGAATGCCGTCTGGTTGCTTGGGGTGGATACATAACAGAAATCAGTTGTCCATGCGTTACCTACGCCGCGAACCTGAAACACATCACCGCCGCCATCATTTTCGGCATTGCCTGTATCGTTTGCAGCGAGTTGGCCAGCGATACGATCAGAAGACGAAAGACGCCCCCCATCAGGGCTCGAATAGATTGTTATCCGCCCAAAATCACTGTTTAGGTCGTATCCGTTAATCAGGTTGTTGCCAATTGCAAACTGTTCGGCATCTAGGTTTGTGATGCTGGCTTCACCTATTAAAAACACTGCTCTTAATAGTTGGCCGCCACCAATGCTGTAAATTTGCGACCAAATTAAATTCGTATTAACTCTTACTCCGCCATAAGCGATGCCGTCGATAAACTGCCTATTTGCATATACAAGTGGTACAACAGAGCCCAGCTCAACTACGTTTTGAACAGAGTCAAAACCGCTTTTAGGCGTAAAACGTGAGCCATTGACTAGATTCTGACCCTGGACCGTCTTGGAATCGAGGTTTTGCGCTTCTGGTGCTTTTGGTTTTGGGGCCAATAATGTCGCTAAATAAGTTAAGGCAATGCCAATGACTAGCTGAATCAGAATTGACACTGGGTCAACAAATGCTGTTGGCTCTCCAGGTCGCAACTTGGAATGCAGAATTGCTTGCCGCATGAAAAAGCGGTAATCCTTTTCGCTCATCCCCGTGAGCTGCATGATCTGCCGATCCTGCGGCAGTAAAGCAATTTGGCGGTTTGGATTCAGCATTACTGGAGGTTTATATTGCCTGTAGAGGGAAGACTCCCGACAAGAGCTTGTGTCAACAGTCTGCGCGGTGCGTTCTGGCTTACCGCATCCAATGGGCTGCCAAGTCGAATCGATAAGCGGCTTGAGTCATGTTCTAAGCCTGTAACTGCATATACTTCTTCTCCGTAAGTGCTCCCTTCATCCAACGTATCAGGGTCAAGCCATACCGTGCGGATTTGAATCAACCATCGATTTTGGGCTGCTTGCTGAAAAACTAATAGGTCAAGCTGATTAACAGCAAAGACAAGGCTGGCACTGATATTTCCAGCTTGCAAGTCAACCGTCCCACCGCTAAACCCGAAGGCCCCAAAGATATAACTTTCGCCGTTATAAGTCCTTGTTTCGCCATGATGAAAATTCTGGAATCCATATCCGGCTGAAGCGCCAGCGTGATCCAGCAGCTTTATGTAGGTTCCAATTGCAATAGTCATCTGATACCCACCTGTGCGCGAGTGGCAGGACGATTGCGAAGATCACTCAGAACTTTTGCTTGTGCATCGCGAGCTGTCGATTTCATGCCCTGTGAAAACTGCTCGACGGTGACATACTCAACGTTATTGATAACAGTAGTTTCAGTCCTGACATCAATCGGGTTGCTGTTTATTGAAGCGATGCGTTCACGCTCCATAACTTTTTCCTTAGTGTAAGAGGTTGAGGTGCCGATGGCCTCAGCGTTCTCGGCAAAGGCGTTATTAGAGCTGTTTTTCGCGCCGCCCATTGCTTTACGAGCAGCCTCAAACTGTTCATTGTTAGTGACGACTCCGC